CGGTGCTAACTTCACAGTCAATAAGACGGGCAGATACCTGCTGTCTATGGGGGAGGTTGAGGCAAACTTTTCGCCTTTCGACGCTGGGTTTTTTAAACTCGTTATGCAAGTAAATGTCAACGGCCTTCCCAAAACTTTTATTCGCGTACTAGGTGATGGGTCGATGTGCGTCGCTACAGGATGGTCTTATGCACTTTCGCTGCTTGCCGGTGATTTTGTTACGCTTGTAAAAGTTGACCCTACCAGCGACGTAGTGAGCCAAGCAAGCAGCCTTATACAAATCAATTAATACTTATGAAAAACTTAACTATTACACTTTCGCAAACACAATATGATCTAGCGTGCCTGCGCTTGCTAGACCCTCAGGTGCATTTGCAAAATTTTGCAAATTGCATGGTTCAAAACGCCATGCAAGAGTTCGGTTTTGCGCAGCAGCCGGGTGGCGGGTACACAGATGAGGATATTAATTCAGCATTGGCTTTGCCAAGCGCATCGCAACGGCAGGCCGAGCAAGAAGCAAGACAACAAAAAATCTTGGAAAAAGAAGCCGTCAAGGCGGAGCAAAAAGATGCAATCGAAGACGCGCAGCGAAAACAAGAGATTGAGCTAGCTGCTGATGTTTTGCTGCAAGCCAGGATGCCCGCTATTTTGACTGGGTTAAGGCAAGACCTAGATCAAGCGACGAAAAGCGCGCTGGCAACCAGTGCAATTGATGCAACGAGCCCTTCTGTAGATCACAACAAAGTTAAAGGCTAGCATGGCCTCCCAGTAGTGGGAGTCCTTGGGCTTCAGCCCGGGGTGGATGTCAATGAGCTAAGATTAGCATCTACCTCAGGCCTGAGCTCGAGGTTTTTCAGTAATAAAAGACAATGTGCCAGCCCTAAATAAACTTAGATACCAAGAGTAAAATGGACGATATAATTAAACTATATGAGTATACAAAAGGTATACTAGGGCCAATGTTAGCCATAGGTGTAGCGGCTAGTGCATACCTATACAACCAGCGAAACGTTAGTAAAAAAGACTCTGCTGATTCAAGCGGGCAAATTGAAGCACTGGATGTCTACAAAGAGTTGCTTGCGAACGAAAGACTTGCCAAAGAGCGAGAAGTTACAAGGGCAGACTTATTATCCAAGGAACGTAACGATGCACACCAAGAATTGTGGTTACTTAAGGGGCAATTACAAGCCATGACAGAGCAGATGCAAGCGCAGCGAATAGAACTAGATACTCTACGCAAACAACTTGACGAGCTTAGAGAACAAATCAATCACAGAGCATAGGGGGTGTTAAAATGGAACAGAGTGACTTCGGTAGCTTGTCAGCTACACTTGGTAAAAGTAGTAGACTGTATACTTGCCGTAAATGGGTAGAAACTGCAGCTATACTTCTAGGTTTAATTGGCGGTGGTACTGGCTTAGGCTACTATTTTGGCATACAGCAAGGAGAAGCTGTGCATTTAGCAGAAATTGATCGACTACGGGATGCTTATCGGGATAACCTGTACACAATTGTACAAGATGTTAAGTCTGCAACTACACAACTAGATGATGCTGCTAACACTGCATCTGTGACAGCTCAGAAAGCAGCCAAACAATCAACCAGAGGTAAACCATGACTGATGTTTCAGAATTTACACTAGAGCAGTTCAGGCAATCTACAGAGTCAACCACTGCCAATGCTGAAAAGTACTATGTCTTTGTTAAAGAGTTGTGCAAGCAGTATGATCTAGCAACTAAGCTGCGCTTGTGTGCGTTCCTATCACAGATAGGGCACGAGTCTGCTAGCTTAGCTGTTTTAACAGAAAATCTCAACTACTCTGCAGAGGGTTTATTAAAAACTTGGCCTGGTAGGTTTAAGACGCTAACGGTTGCTCAACCCTACCACCGCAACCCTGAAAAAATTGCAAACATAGTCTATTCTGACAGAATGGGTAATGGTGCAGAACAGACTGGTGAGGGATGGAAGTACCGAGGTAGAGGGTTAAAGCAGTTAACAGGTAAAAGTAACTATCAACTGCTTACTAATGCCTTAAGTGTTGACTTCGTTACAAGACCTGAGTTACTAGAGCAGTCCGAGTTTGCAGTAAAATCTGCAATGTGGTTTTGGTCTAGCAATAACTGCAACAACTACGCAGATAAAGCCGACATTGAAGGACTGACTCGCAAGATCAACGGCGGTACTAATGGGTTAGCCGACAGAATTAGACGCTACAAGCTAGCTCTAAATGCGTTTAAACATTATAGTTAGTAGGAGTTCTAGGTGGATAATTTAAAATGGTATCACGTTCCCCTCTTGGCTTTATTCTGGCTGATTGATGTCCTCCCGTACAAAGTCAAACAATGGCTAAAAAGAGACAAACCATGAATTTTTTAATGAACCTACTTCCAGGTGCTATTTGGACAAGGTTGATCTTATATACATTGATTTTGGCTTCAGCGCTGGCAGGAATGTGGGGGGCTTACAACAAAATTGACCAAGGTGGTTTTAATCGTGCCATGACTGAGCAAGCAGTGTTGCAAGCAAAGCAGCAAAAAACTAACCAAGAAAACGCACGGTTTATTGAAACAAAATATATTCAAAAACAAGTGGTTGTCAACCAAGTAATTGCTAAAATTGAAAAGGAACTTCCTAGTGCTACGAAAAATCTTACTGGCTGTGTACTCGGTGATGATGCTGTCAAGCTGCTCAACGATGCAGCGATCACCGTCACTAATTGACCCCCCACCTGTTACAGCAGTACAACCTTGCGAGACACCAACTCTTTTTCAAAATGGTACTACTGCACAGGACTTAGCAGCTAAGTCCTTGGCTTGGATTAAAAGTTACGGTTGTGCGGAAAATAAGAGAAAGATACTACTAGAGGCATGGCCTAAGTAGATTCTATGCCAAACAAAGACAATAAACCTCTGCAAGCCTTAGTTGGTTTGCAGGGGTTTTCTTTGTTTTAAATTAGACACTAGCCCCGTGGGTGGGTGGTTTACCAATAATCTTGGCCATTTCATCTTCTTGACATCCACCACGGGCTAAAGCCCGAGGCTTTCCGCTCACGAGAGGTAAAATTATACACAGCATCATATTTATTAATAAATGCTTGGGGAGTTGCCCACATATCAGTAGCACTTGAAAAATAAACTTTTTTCACACTATACCTGCTTATAAACAACAGCTAAAAACATATTACATGCCTTTGACATCCACCACGGGCTAAAGCCCGAGGATTCCCACTACTGGAAGGCCATGCCCGGCCTCGGTGCCTTGCGGCACCTCATTCGCTGTAGTCTCAACGGCGCTAGCCTCCTCTGCAGCGGGTATACTTAGGTTGATTAAGCCTTTAGCACAAATATTCAGAGCAGCGTTTACGTCCCTGTCGTGCATAGCACCACAAGAACACGTCCACTTTCTGACACCTAGTCCAGCAAGGCCTTTCGGCCCTTCTATACTTGCACAACTAGAGCACGTTTGCGTGCTCCAAGCTTCGTTAACTACCTCAAAGACAACGCCTGCCTGATGGCACTTGTATTCTAGCATTGTCTTGAACATTGACCAGCCAGCGTCCAGCGCTGACTTACCATTCCCTAACTTAATCATTTTAGCACTACTGACGTTACCAACGAAAATAGCATAATTCTGCTTAACCAATTGCGTGCTAAGTTTATGCATAGCGTCCTTACGGCGATTTGCAGTCTTAGCGTGGATAGCCCTAGCACGTGCCTTCTTCCCAGCGCGCTGTGCAGTAGCTAGCGCTTTTTCACTATCCCTGAACCAGCGACTAGCCAGCACTTGCCCGTCTGAGCACGTCGCAGCTTCTTTAAACCCTAGATCTATGCCTACTGCACCCCTGTGCTGATCTTGCACAGGGCCAACCAAGTTAGGCTGTTCTACGCATATATTGCAGTACCAGCGCCCCCTAGCGTCTTGATTGAAGGAGCCTGTCCTTAACGAATAGTCGCTTAGCCCGTAGCTGTCCCAAAGGGACAGTTTCAAGCCTGCAAACTGCAACTGTCCTGCTTTGTACTTAATCTGCGCTGTCTTGAACGGTATCCATCCCAGTGAGTACTTAGCTGCTTTCTTATTGGATACACGCCAATTAAGCTTAGAGCGCTTGAACTGCTTTCTACGCGTCACGTACTCTGCGCTGACGCTTTGGACTGTAGCTGAGCCTATGCGCACTGTATCTTCTTTGGTGTAGCCAGCCGTGAGTTTGTCTAAATCGTAGTTGCTAAGAAACTTAGCTTTGTCTTTTATGGCCTTCTCAGATGTGGCGTTGCAGAAGTTCCAAACTGTATTAACATCACGCGCCATAGCAGACAAAGCACTGGCGTGCTTGTCTTTGATGCGAAGTTTTAAAGTTTTCATGGAAATGATTGTAGCATAGTTTGCTAGTACGCGATAATAGTTGACTAAGTTGCAGGGTCTTCACTACTGCGCAACAATTGCAGCCATGGCAACAAACTCCAATATACGCTCCAAAAGGCACTGCGTATTTTATTTAAAAGTGCACCTAATCTTCTTGACCTCTCGTGAGCGGAAAGACCCTGTAATTTAGTCAACTATCAGCGCATGCCGGGAAAGCGTGCTAGAATCAGCGCAAGAGAGTATGAACACATTTGCCATTAGGCGCATGCTTTCTTAAATTGTCAAAGCCGCAAGGCTTTTGTTTAAAGTAGCTTGGAGAAATCAGATGAGAGAAAATATACCCGCTGCAGAGGAGGCTAGCGCCGTTGAGACTACAGCGAATGAGGTGCCGCAAGGCACCGAGGCCGGGCATGGCCTTCCAGTAGTGGGAATCCTCGGGCTTTAGCCCGTGGTGGATGTCAAAAGATGGTGTGATATGATTAATTATCGAAAAGGAAACTTACTGGATGTGCAGTCCGGTATAATCATTCATGGCTGCAACCTAGTTGGAGTGATGGGTGCTGGTGTTGCTAAAGCAATTAGGGATAAGTATCCTGATTGTTATACTAAATACAAGATGTGCTTAGACACATCAAACTACACCTTAGGTGATGACATTGTGTACAAGGTTAACGAAAACTTGTACATATGCAATGCTCTAACGCAGCAGTATATTGGGCGTGGTGTTCGGCAAGTGAACTATGCTGCAATTGTCAAGGTATTTTCGAGAAATCTTGTTAGCGGTACCGAGGTACATTTCCCCAAGATTGGCGCTGGCTTGGGTGGTGGTGATTGGAGCATCATCGAGCAACTAATTAATGATTGTGATCCTGACAACACATGCTGTAAGACTTGTTGGGAATTATAACTGAAAGGATACAGGAATGAGAAAACTGGCGACAGTTCGTATTATTGGTGCAGTTAAAGCAATAGAGGGTGCAGATTCTATTTGTGCATACATTGTCGATGGCTGGCAAGTGGTTGATGCTATTGGTAAATATGTTGTAGGTGATAAAGTCATTTACATTGAACCTGATGCATGGGTTCCACATACTCTTGCGCCATTTTTATCTAAGGGTAAGGAACCGCGAGAATACAAAGGTGTAAAAGGTGAGAAGCTACGAAGTATCAAGATACGTAAAACGCTTTCTCAGGGATTATTGTTGTCTATACAGGGGTGTATAGAGGTGCTTGGTTGCACAAGTAGCCTAGGGCAAGAGGAGGATTTTTCTGATTGGTTAGGTATTCAACTATGGGAACGTGAAATCCCTGCACAACTTAGTGGTGTCATGAAAGGCGGCTTTCCTTCATTCATACGTAAGACCGATCAGGAGCGCATCCAGAATTTATCAAAACAGTATGAGAAGTTTAAACAGTACCCAATAGAAGTCACTGAGAAATTGGAAGGAAGTTCCTGCAGCGTATATTTTAACAATCATGAGTTTGGTGTATGCTCACGTAATATTGATCTGAAAGAGACTGAAGATAACACATTCTGGAAAGTAGCAAACAAGTATGATTTACGTGAAGAGATGTCTGTTCTCGGATTGAATATTGCAATTCAGGGTGAACTGGTTGGAGCCGGTATTCAGGGTAACATCTATAATAGTAGTGATTATGATTTTTACGTCTACGATGTGTTTGATATTGGTAAACAAGAGCACATGTCAGCAAAAGACCGTTACTCGATTACGGAATCACTCGGTTTGAAGCACGTACCTGTGCTTGGTCTTAATTGGCACAAGAGCACTACAATCGAAGATTTGATAGAAATGGCAGATGGTAAATCTGAGTTAAATCCTAAACAAGACCGTGAAGGCATTGTACTGAAAGCATTAGATGGCAGCTTCAGCTTTAAGGTAATTTCTAATAAGTATTTACTTTCTGAGAAGTATTTGTGATATGGGGTATTTCAATGCTGAGAAGAAATTTACAACAAAAGGAAATGTAGTGCAAGAAACAAAAGAAAAAGTCGAGGATATTTTAAAGTATTCTTTTATGGAATACAAGGAGCGCGGTATCTCGAAGGAGACCTGTGAGCGCTTCGGGGTGAGAGCGGGTGTGTCTGAGTTAGACGGCAAGACTATAGACGCTTACTATTTTCCATCTTACAACCAGAAGGGAAAGATCGTAGGATATTCTAAACAGGATATTACGGTAGACAAGTCTGAGAAGGGGCACTGGAGAGCTATCGGAACAGTTAATATCGGTAATAAGCTGTTTGGACAAAATGTGTCCGAGTCTGTCAGCCGTAAGCGTAATAGTTTAGTAATTACGGAAGGTCAGCTAGATGCTATGTCTGTCTACCAAGCACTAACAGATGGTGTCAAGAATACAAAGTATTCCGGTCTTGAGCCGTTTGTTGTAAGTATCCCATTGGGTACATCTAACGCTGTTGAGTCGGTGCTGCATAACAAGGATTTCACTAAGTCATTTGGTAGCCTGTGCATTTTCTTTGATGACGATTCTTGCACCCCCGCTGAGGCTAAGAAAGGTGTTCTAAAAGGCCATGAGGCACGGGAGGCATTAGCTGGTGCATTACTGGACGAGTCGCTACCGATCACTACAGTAACACCTGACTATGGTTTCAAGGATGCGAATGATTATTTACAAGCGGGTAAGAGCACCGAGTTAGCTAAACTTGTGCAGTTTGGCAAGCGACCGTTCTCTCTTGAAAAGGTTATCCGAGCCGAAGACGTAAGCCTAGATGAGGTGTGCTCGATGCCGCCCAAGGGTACAGTGGTGGACTGTTTCCCTAAGCTGATGGATATGCTTGGTGGGTTCCGTATGCGAGAGCTGACAATGGTTCTAGCTCCATCAGGTGTAGGTAAATCTTCTTGCTGCTCTTTGTTAGCGAGTAAGTTTATTCAGGACGGTCACAAGGTAGGTATGATATTTTTAGAGGAGTCTAAAAAAGATACCTTCCAGCGTATGATTGCTGCTGAATTAAAGGTTAACTATCAAAAGTTTCGTCGCAACCCATTGGAACTAGCTACACGAGAGCAAATTGAGGAGGTCAGGAATAGAATAATTAAGAATGACTCTTTAGTCTTGCTTGACCATTTTGGTTCACTACCAATAACTGACCTCATGTCTAAGATTAAACAAATGGTTTTGGTTGAGAACTGCAAGTACATTGTGCTTGATCACATCAGTGCTGTGATCTCAGGACTTCATGACGACAACGAACGGAAAACACTCGATGTTGTCATGACAAATTTAGCTAGTTTCTGCTCTGCTAATGACGTTCATATTATTGTTGTCTCTCATATTAACCGCACGGATTCTGCACAGTTTCTACCCCAGAAAGGGAAAGAAAATGAATCCTTCTGGGTTAACGTTAGAAAAGAATCTGCACGTGGTTCCGCTGCGCTAGAGCAATTTAGCTCAAACATTTTTGCGTTAGAGCCTGAAATTAACCCTGATTTCTCAAGAGGAAGGGTGCGTTGGAAGATACTCAAGACACGGTTTGGTGATAGCCTAGGTATTGCAGATGTCTTCACTTTGGATCAAGACACATGGGAAGTTGTACTAGATGGTAGTAAATTCTGATTACATCATAGAAAGAAATAGCATGAAAATTTACACACCCCGTGCCTTAGTAGCTTGCGAAGAGTCAGGCCGAGTCCGGGATGCTCTATCCAGAGTAGGCTTTGACGCAATGAGTTCCGATCTATTACCATCACGCACTGAAGGTAAGCATTATCAAGGTGATGTTAGAGATATACTTTATGACGATTGGGATCTGCTTATTGCGCACCCACCCTGCACGTACCTGTCTTCATCCGGTCTGCATTGGAACAAGCGCACACTTGGGCGTGCAGCGCTGACTGAAGATGCACTGACATTCGTGCGCTTATTACTAGACGCACCAGCTCAGTATATTGCGTTGGAGAATCCTGTCGGCTGCATATCATCACAGATTCGTGAGCCCGATCAGATTATTCAACCGTGGATGTTCGGGGAAAATGCAAGCAAAGCAACATGTTTTTGGTTAAAAGGTCTTACGTCCTTGGTGCCAACGTCATATCACCCGCCAAGGACTGTACTTGACAGCGGCAAGTGGGTCATGCGCTGGGATAACCAAACAGATAGTGGTCAAAACAGGCTCGGGCCATCTGTGGATCGTGCAAAGATTCGTAGTGCAACATACGAAGGTATTGCAGATGCAATTGCTGATCAGTGGGGCCGTCAAATCATTAATCTCACGCGAACACAAAACTCCGTTATGAAGCCCTAAGTTAAGCGGGTATTTGCGAAGCAGGAAGTGGGAAGTCTATGAAACTGCGAAGTAGTCTATTGGATTTGTCGATGCAGAAATGTATAGATTCTGTAGAGTGTAGAGTGTTGAGTGTCAAAATCATATGTTTTCAGGGAGATAAAATGCAGAGTTGGGTGTTCGATCTAGAAGCCGATAATCTTTATTTGCAGTCAGCAAAGATTTGGTATATAAAGTTTAAAACTTGTGACAACTCCAGAAGTATGCAAGTATTTCCCCACCTTGAGGGTAAATCTGTTGCACGCAAGAAAGTGATTGAATGGGTAGAATCTTTCGAGGATGGTTCAGTTGTTCAAGGTTGGAACATCCTAGGTTATGACCTATTCATGCTGTGGAAGCACCTAGACATTCCTTTCTCAGTGGGTAAGTCTGGTAAAGATTTTATTGGTGGGAAGCACGTCCAGTTTCAGGATGGGTACGTGTTAAGTATGTACCTTAATCCTAATTCGCCAAGGCACTCCTTGGAATATGTCTCTGGAGGTGAAGCAGCAGAAGCAGGTAAGATTAACTACAGAGAGAGTTTAATACGAGCAGGGGCAATGGTTGGAGATGAACCAAAAGGGCATGAGTTTTCGTTTTGGCACGACTTGATTATCCCGTATTGTGATAGAGATGTTGACTCTTGTTCCACTGCTATTGCTAAACTAAATCACCAAGCTGAAGGCTTGTACAGGGACAAGTGGGTTCATCCTAGTTTTCGTCAAAATCAGAAGGATTATTGGCTTTATTCTGCACAAGCCTATTCAGGGGTTAAGTTTGACGTAGAGAAAGCGAAGACGCTAGCTGCACATATTGAAGTAGAAATGCAGAAGATAAAAAGTTATGTTGACCCTCAGTTACCCATGAGGCAATTAAAAAACGCAGAAATACTACTGTACAAACAGCCTGCAAAGCCTTTTACAAAGGCTGGTGAACAGTCGGCTACGATGTTTAAATGGTTGGAGAAGCACTCTGCGGAGTTAGTTGACGGTAATATCCGTGCTTATGGTCTGGAAGTTAAAATTGAGAGCAATGCTATTCTTCCTGTACAACTTCCAATGGAGATTGAAGATAACGCAGAGCTGAAACAGTACTTCCTAGATAGTGGTTGGGTTCCTTCAGACGATTACTGGAATATCCAGAAAGATCCTGACACGGGTAAACCGGTTCGTGATTCCAAGGGTAAAGTAATTAAAACTACTCCGAGAATTAATCTAGCTGGGCAATTATGCCCTAATCTGGAAAAACTTCAAGGAGATGTGCCTAGGAATGTGGTAAAGTTTCTTTCATATCGTAACCGACTTGGTGTAGTAACTGGTTGGTTGAACAATTGGAGGATTACCTTCGATGGTAGGTTGAGTGCAGAAATTACAGGGTATGCACCTACGTCGAGGGTGAAGCACAAAACAGTGGTTAATTGTCCTAAAGCTGATCCAAAGGTTTTACTTGGTAGTGAAATGCGAGAGTTGTTTTGCGTGGACGATGGGAACCATTACATAGGGACGGATGCTGCTGCTTTAGAGAACAGGACACTTAGCCATTACACCTACAAGTACGACGGAGGGGCATTTGCGAAGAGACAAACAGATGGAGATCCACATTCCTACTCCTCGTTCGCTTTTTTTCCGGAGTTGCACGATAAATTTGATATAGATGCTGATAACAAGGAAGACCCTGTTTTTAAGAGTTATCGAAACAAAGCGAAGACGGGTGCTTATTTGTTAGCCTTTGGTGGAGGTGCTCCTAAGTTGGCAAGCTCACTAGGGCTATCTCCCTCTGCTGGTAGGGAAGCTTATAACAATTACTGGGAAATGAATGAGGGGCTTGGGTTACTTAAAAAGGCTGTGGAGAATTATTTCGAGACTACTGGGAAAGGTAAGCACATTGTAGCTATTGATGGGAGAATAGTGCACGTCAGGGGCAAGAATGTTTTGCTGTCTTGCCTTGGGCAAGGGTTAGGTGCAATCTGCATGTCATATGCCGCTTGCCTGATGGATACTTGGCTAGGGGAGATGTTCATTGATGAGCTAGGGAGACCATATTACCTAGTTGATGGTAAAAAAGTCGAACGTATTTCTATGGTGCATGATGAATATTCATGGGAGTGCCAAGACGGTACTCAAGAGCACGTCAAACAACTTTCCGTAAGAGCAATCATTAGGGCAGGGGAGATATTGAAACTAGCCTTACCTCTTGCAGCAGAGGCTAAAATCGGGAGTAACTGGAAAGATGTACATTAATTTCACAACCTGTGTTAAAATAAACCATATTAACTTTTAAAGGAAAACACATGACAACTCAGATTATTCATTGCCCCACAGACGCAGCAATGCGCAAAGAAGGCCTCTACGGTACAACTTGGATTGTAAGAGAAGACGCAGTATCTATTAAGCACGTTCATGTGCAGTACAGCATCTGTTCACCAGATGATCAGTTTTCACGTAAGAAGGGTGTTGCAGTTGCGAAATTTCAAACTAGCTTTAAGATACACAAGGCAGATTTACTAAATATTGGTAGTAATCTGTCTAGCAAGCATCTTAAGCCTAGTCTTGAACAAATTTATTTAGCAATGGTTTGCTTATGACGTGGACTTATGCTATAATACGGTTTAATAGCGTGTGTAACTCAGATGGATAGAGTAACTCCCTTCTAAGGAGTAAGTCGGTATGTTCAAGTCATCCCACACGCGCCATTTATAGGTTACCTCTCGTGAGCGGAAAGCCTTGGGTTTCAACCCGTGGTCTAGCGAACCAAGCCGGGGACGGCTTGTTGCTGCTGGGTATATTTGCGCTAAAGGCTTAGCGAAACTAAGTATACCCGCTGTAAAAGAGGCTAGCGCCGTTGAGACTGCAAACACGCAGTGTTTTACCGGCAAAGCCGGTGTAGTGAATGAGGTGCCGCAAGGCACCGAGGTCGGGCATGGCCTTCCAGTAGTGGGAATCCTTCGGGCTTCAGCTCGGGGTGGATGTCAAAGGAATATAAATCGCACCTTGCGTGCAACACTTTAAAAGGAAATTAATATGGCATTTGATATTGAAAATTCAGCAGGGGAAACGTCAGAGTCGAAGATTGACTGGGATGCTTTAAATAAGTACACGGTAGAGACAGCAAACCTGCAAGAACCAGAAACAGTAGTTGGTGTTGTAGTAGGCATTGTTGACCTTGGTGTACAAGATCAGGAAGATGCTGAGGTAGTATTCGTAGGTACTCCAGAGGATGAGGAACGAATTGTTGTAGAAAAGCCTGACACCTATTTTATCGACGGTATTGACCAGCAAACTAAAAAGCGAGCACGACTTAAGTGCTGGCCTGTAAAACCACAACCCTGTGTAGCCGTTGCAGTAGATTTCCCTGATATTCTTTTAAATAAGGGGCAGTTCTTTAATGATAAATCTGCTGAGCTTAAACCCCTGCGCTTATGGCTTGGTGACACATTTTACACAAAAGAGCACGGTAGTGTTATTGCTCGACTAACTGCTCTGAAACCATCAAACCTTGAAAAAGACAAATCTAAACCTCCTATCTGGTCACTGGCGCAGAACCATCTTTTCTACAAGATGGCGGTAGCTTCTAAGATTGTTAAACCCGGTGAGTCATTTGATCGTACACAAATTGACGAGGTATTGGGGCACTCTTATCAATTTCAAGTCCAAGTATTTACAAAAGAGGGTAAAGACGGTAAAGAGTATTTACAAGAAAAGATTAAGTTTGTTGGTGGCCTAGGTCGTGGTCAAACTGCTCCAGAATCTCCGGTCGAGCCTTTCTTGATCCAGTTCAACAAAGTTAATAGTGAAGAATCTGTAAAGCAGCTGCGTGCGCACGTTGTTAATACGATTAAGAAGGCTAGCAACTATAACGGGAGTGCTATCCAGCGTCAGCTTGGTGATAAAGTTGTTGCTAAAGCAGAAGTACCAGTGGCAGAGAAACCAAAACCTGCTGCGACGAAAATTCCTGCCAAAGTTGCGGCTAAGGTCGAACCTGCTCCAGAGCCTGAAGATAATGATGCAGATGTGCCTTTCTAAGTATAGTTAAAACAGCGTAGAAAGTCTTTTGTTGCGATATAGGTAGTCAACTTGTATTGCCCTACTTGAGACTTCTATATCACCTTCTACAGGCTTCTACAAGAAAATATGAAAATAATTAAATTAATAACCGCAACAACATTAGCACTGTTGTTGACAGTCTTTTCACTGTTGCTACTTCCATTTCTTGCAATGTGGTTTGTAAGTGCCTATAGTTTGTTGTTTGTACTTGGCTTTAGCCAAGAAATACTGAAAGGGAAAATATGAAAAATTTTATTGCAGAACTTGTTGCTGTTTATGTACAAGCAGAATCACTGTCTGAACAGGAAAAAGACATTAAGGAACGTGCCAAGGCTGCTGGGGGAAATCCTGCGGTTGTTGCTGCTGTCGCAAGAGCAGTAGTTAAGGATAAAATTGACGATTTAATTGAGAAGTCTTGGCTAACGACACAGTTGTGTCAGGTTTCCCGTGCATAAAACTGTACCTGACCGTTATCTTGGTGGCAAGTGGTTACAAAGATATAACACTCCCGATGAGAAGTATACGTGGACTATCAGTGGTGTTTTATGGAATAACATAAAAGAGCGTTGCACAGAATCAAGTGCGACACAGGCGAGGGAAAAGACATACCTGAACTCAGAAAATCTATTCTCAAGTTTTAATGACTTTGTTATATGGCATCGTGCTCAAGTCGGCTACGGTTTAGGGTATGACTTGGACTCCGATATTCTCAAAATAGGTGACAAGGTTTACTCTGCAGATACTTGTGTCCTCTTGCCGCCTGCGCTGAACAGGTTTATACAAAGTAGAAAGAGACCTAGGTCTCAAGCCTTACCAACAGGCATCTGCAAGGTCAAGAATAGATTATGGGTTCGTTGTGTAATGAAAGATGATGTGACCAATAAGAATTTTGACACCGTGAACAAGATGCTACCGTTATATGATTTAGAACGCTGCGTTGAGTTGTATAAGCACGGCTATATACAAGCAATTGATATCTGGATTAATAGATTGGTCTGCTCTGGTCGGTACTCAGTTGATGATAGGGTTATTGATTTCTTACTAGACCTCAAACACAAGGTAAAAGACAGTAGTTCACATGCCTAGAAAAGTAAACATTATCGATGCTGACACACTTGCGGTTGCGGCGGCGGCGGTAGCACAGAAGACTTCAATCCTTGCTACGTACAGACCAACTGGTAAAAGTAAGTCTTTTAAAAATATTACCGAATTGAAAAAGGTAATGAAGGAAAAAGGTACACTTGATAAACTTGTTGATACTGAAATTAAGAGTGTGATTGAACCTTCACCTGTTACACATGCGCTTGCAAACACAAGGAACATGCTTCAGAAAATCGAAGATTTTGTAAAAGCAGATAAGACAATTGTCGTGGTTGGTGCGAAAGCAGATTACCGACAGGCACTGGATTTACCATCACCTTATAAGAATAAACGAGGAGAAAAACCTGTACATTTGCAAGCTTGTAAACAATATCTGGTTGAGAAGAAATCTGCATATTTCGTCGACGGTATTGAGTGCGACGATGAAACATGTATTTTAGCCGAAGAATACAAACAAAAAGGATGGGATGTAATTCTAAGTAGTCCTGACCATGATTCGTTTCAGATGCACGGTATTTGGTTACTCAATTACAAAGAATCAAAACTTGAAGATGGTTTGAGATTTTTGTCAGACCACCATTTTACGACAATCAAAAAAGGTAGTTACTCAAAATCATCAGGAAGTGGTGTAGGCTATCTAGCAGGCCAGTTACTTTTTGGTGACAGCACTGATACGTACAGTCCCACAGAGCTTGCTGGATTGAAGTACGGGATGCAATCAGCGAAGAGAGATTTGGAAAGTTGTGTAAAACCAAAAGACTTTTTAGAGGTTGTTAAAAGGAAGTACCAAGAGTGGTACCCTTCTGCAATTACCTATACAACATGGGATAGTAGACAATGTACAAAAGACTGGAGGGAAATTTTGCAGATGTATTTTAAGTGTGTTTACATGTTAAGGGGCAGGGATGATAAAGCTTGTGTACAAAAGTTTTTTGCAAACTTTGGAGTTATCCTATGACAGAATATCTTTACAATACAAAAGACACTACCAGAGTTAGAGAGTTACTGCTGAAAGAACAGCATGGGAATTGCTTAGTTACAGGATTACCAATACCGACAAAGCAAGCTGTGTTGGATCATTCTCATGACAGCTCCCAAGCTGTTAGGGGAGTTCTTCACCGGCAGATTAACGCTTTTGTTGGGAAATGTGAAA